GGTCGCGTCCAAATTTGTGTCAAAACCCCCGAGTAGGGGGCCTACTGGAGGAACATGGCCAAGAAGAAATGTCAAGGCCTTGACAGCGAGAATCTGGAAGAATTTTCGGAAAATATCGAAGATTCTGCCACCTCGCCTGAGCCCGCCGAGGAGGTGGAGACACCCGAGGTGCCTGCTCCCTCTGCAGGCGAGCCAGAGACCGCCCTGGGGTTCCTCCTGCGCCTCTCTCAGCACTACTCCGGCCGGGTGGCCCTGGTGACTCGCAATAGCCGGGACGCCAGGGCCCTCCTACTGGAACTGCAGCGCGCCAGGCCCGGGGAGGGCACTCTCAGCCTGGACCGTTGTCGCTTCGGCCTGCCGGGTGGCACCGTGCTTCATGGCTGCTTCCAGCCCTTCCACATCCGCGCAGAGGCCAAATGGGGAGCGGCAGTTATCACTCCGGGCGCACCGCCCAAGATGATTGACGCCCTGCGGCGCCGACTCGCGCCCAACGCCGAGGTATTCGGCCCTTGATCTTCGACCCCGGCCCTCGGCCGAGACCCCGCCGAGAGGTGAGACACCATGAGCAAGAAAGCCGCGAAAGGCAAAGCCAGCGGCGCCCGCCGTGGAAATCAGACGGAAGAACTCAACACGCATCTTCGTGAGGAGTTCATTCGATACTACTGCACCGAAGCTCGCTTCAATGCGACTCGCGCCCTGAGGCTGGCAACCAATAATCCCAAGGCGACCCGGCAGCAAGCCAGCGACATCCTTAAGTGCCCTAAGGTGCAGGCGGCAATCAATCGCCGGATTTACGACCTTCGCGAATCCATCCCGGACATTTTTGCGGACATCGTTCGCACCGAGATGGACATCATCAAAACGAGCCCATTCGACATCATCGACCCTCAGACCGGTGAGATTCGCGACAGGATTTCGCGCAGAGCCCGCAACGCAACTGCTGAAATCACTGTCAAGACCCATGCAACCGGCAGTTCTGTCCGCGTCAAGCCTTACGACAAAGGCGCTTCCATGGCCAGGCTTTCCAAGCTAGTCGGCCTGCTGGTAGAGCGCGACCCGCAGGAGCAAGAGAGAGAGCAGAATCGTGAAGCGGGAGCAGTTATCACTGGCCGAATTAATGGCCTTAGAGCCCGACTCGTCCCGCGAACTGATGTTGCGAAACCTGGCCAGGACGCCAGCGGAGCAGAAAGCGCTCCTCTATGACTGGAAGTTCTGGGGCCGACCCAAGCAACTGCGCTGCTTTGACGACGACTGGCGCTTCCTGGCCTACGTCACTGGCCGAGGCTTCGGTAAGACCCTGACCGGCGCCCAGTGGGTGCGCTGGCGCTGTGAGAATTTTACAAATCAGCGCATCATGCTGGTGGGGCCCACCCTCATGGATGTGCGCGAAACCATGATTGAGGGTGAGAGCGGAATCCTGCAGGCCTGCCCGCCCTGGCTACGGCCCATCTACAAGCCCTCTCGACTTCTTCTCATCTTTCCCAACGGCTCGATGGCCAAGGGCTACGGGGCAGAGAAGCCAGCTCGCCTGCGCGGACCCAACATCACGGGCGCATGGGGCGACGAATTTGCGGCATGGGACCGCCCTGAAGCGTTCAAGAATTTGCGGATGTGCCTGCGTAAAGGCAATCCTCAGTGCCTATTGACCACGACTCCCAAGGTGGTTCCGTCGGTTCAGGAACTGTTCCAACTAGCCAAAGACAAGCCGCACATCTGGGAGATTATCAAGGGCAGCACTTACGAGAACCTCTCGAATCTGTCCGAGACTTTCACTGAAATGTTCGATGGCCTCCAGGGCACTCGCTATGGGCGCCAGGAGCTGGACGGAGAGCTTCTTGAGGATGTAGAGGGCGCGCTCTGGTCGCAGGGCATGATTGACGCCCACCGCGTCACAGTGCTTCCCTCCCTGGTCAAGAAAATGGCCTTCGTGGACTCGTCCGCCAGCAACACAAAAGACTCGGACGAAACCGGAATCGTGGTTTTGGGCCAGGCATCCAACAAGCACCTATATGTGCTGGGTGACTACTCTGTAAAGGGCGGCGACCCGAAAGCCTGGCTTCCACAACTGGCGCTGGCCAAGCGAGAGCACGGACTGGATACCGTGGTCTACGAGCGCAACCAGGGCGGCCTGACCATGGGCCACACGATTCGCAACGCCGGCCAGGGATGGAAGAACGTCCTGGACGTTTACAGCACCGCCAGCAAGCGCCTGCGGGCCGAGCCGACGATTCCGCTTTACCAACAAGGCCTGATTCACCACTATGGCACGGCTACGCCTAAGCTTGAGCACCAGATGACCACGACGGTGATCGGCGAGCAGAACCAGGCTGACGACAGAATCGACGCCCTGGTGATTGGAATTCACTTTTTACTGCCCGGAGCCATTGCGCTGAAGGGCCTGAAGCGCCCTGAAGGATGGTAACTAGCAATGCTTTTGGAGATTGGAAAGGTCTGGCCGCCGAAGAGCGACCAACACCGAATCAAGCTCTACGAGCGTTATCATAAGTTCTTCAAGGGTGAGCACCACACTGCATTTCGCTACCTGGGCTCTCGCTCTGACGTAGACAAGCGCCTGAGCCCTCGGAAGATTGCGCTAATCCTGAACTACCCTGCTTTAATTACCAAGGGGTCTACCGACCTATTGGCGGGCGAAGCGCCCAAATATGTCGCAACCGGCCCTGGCGGCAAGGCTGTTCAGGACGCCCTTAACTCCATCGTTTCCAAGAATCGCTTTGATTCGGTGCTTTACTCCGCCTTGACGGTCACGAGTTACCGGGGCGACGGAGTCTTCCGGGTGCGCGACAACGGGGAGCGCGTGGTAGTGGAGCAGGTGCCTGCCCATAACTACTTCGTTCTTCTGGACCCGGACAACGAGACGGAAGTTCTGGCCCAGGCCGTGGCCTGGATTCGTGATGACCCGTCTGGATGTTACCTGCGCGTCGAGCACCATGAAGCCGGGAAAATCACCAACGAAGCCTTTCGCATCAAGGAGAAAAAGGGAACCGGAGAGTGGGATGTGCAGGCGCAGGTATCCCTGGATGAAGCCTATTCTCCACCCTTCATGCCTCCGGCCGAGGAAGAATCCACCGGCATCGACCGGCCCCTGATTCAGCACCTTCAGAACTACTATGACGGCGAATCCTACTGGGGGTTCTCCGACTATGGCGGAGGCCTGGACACCCTCTTTGAGGCGCTCAACAACCGCCTGAGTAAGATTGACAGCTACCTGGACCGGCACCAGCGGCCCATCCTCATCGGCATGCCTGGCATGGCCGACACCGAGGGACAACTGGACAGCCGCAGGGATTACGTAGAGCCTCAGACGCCTGAGCAAGCCAAGGACCTTCCGCGCTACGTCACCTGGGACGGCCAGATGGAAGCGGCCTTTAAGGAACTTGAGGAACTCAAGCGACAGATTCGGGTGCAGTCCGAGACTCCCAAGCGCCTGCTGGGTGAGTCCGAGGATAGCAGCATCGACTCCAGTCGGGCCATGCTGAACGACTTCATTCCTATCGAAAAGAAGGTCAACCGCAAGCGCACTTTGGCCGATCCGGTCGTCAAGGAAGTTCTCATGCTGGCGCTTGAGCTTCACAAGATTCGCTACGAAAAAGACCTGAATCTTGACGATATTTCCATCGACGTCAAATGGCAGGACGGCGTGCCCCAGGACTACATGGAGGCCGCGCAGACCGAATCCACCCTCGTGCAAAACAGCCTGACGTCCAAGCAGAGCGCCATGGAGCGGCTCTACGGTATCGGGCCCGAGGAAGCCAAAGCAGAGTTAGACCGGATGCAGGCAGAGGCCAAGTCCGATCAACCGCCCCAGGCCGCGCCTGGAGACACCCTCCCGGGTCAGCCCGGAGAAATGAGCCCACCCAGTGGAAGAGCAGTCCCAGTCACAGGAATCGCAGCAAGCGGCGCAGTCGGAGCAAGGAAACAACAGCCAGGAGGCGCCTAAGCCTCAATCGGCTGACGACCACTACTGGAAGCGCCAAGCTGAAAAAGCAGAGAAGCGAGCCAAGGACCTTGAGCGCGCCTCAATGTCTGAGAGCGAGCGCATCAAAGCCGAGAGAGACGAGATCGCCAAAGAGCGAGACACCCTCAAGGCGGAGATGCACGACAACCGCAAGCGTTCCGCGTTCTTCACCCAGGCCAAAGCGGCCGGCGTGATTGACGAGGAAGTGGCCTACCTGCTGGCCAGCAAAGACCTGACACTGACGGACGACGGCAAACTGATGGGCGCCGACAAGTTCCTGACGGAACTCAAAAAGAGCCGGCCCCACCTGTTTACCAACGGCGGGAAACTGGGATCCGGCGGTGGCAACACCAAAACCCCGCGTCCTAAGGACGATGTAAACCAGCGCATGAACGCATTCCTGCGCGGATAACCCAAAAATTTAAAAGCAAAGCCTTCGCAAAAGGGCATGAAGAGGCGCCAAAGGGCGCTTTTTTAGTGCCCTTTTTTCGTTGGCGGAAGGGTCGAAATGCCTACTTATAACTCCCTCACCGACCGCGACGACGCGGCCTCCCTCATTCCCGAGGAGGTAGAGCAGCAGATTTTCTCCAGCATGGAGGAGCAGAGCTACATCCTGCGCCTGGCTACTCGCCTGCGCAATGGCAGCCGAAACAAAGAGCGCCTGAAGGTGGACGAAAGCCTGCCTTCCGCCTACTTCGTCGAAGGCGATACCGGCTTACTGCAGACCAGCGAAATGAGCTGGCTGGACAAGTATGTCTACTACCACAAGATCGGCGTCATCGTGCCCATTCCGGACGATGTCTCCGACGACATGGACGTAGACTACTGGGGCACCATCATGCCACACATCGCGGGCGCTTTCGCGGCCAAGATTGACGCGGCCGTTTTGGAAGGAACCGACGTTCCTGTCTCCTACCAGTGGCCGAGCAACATCGCTACCGCAGCTGGCACCGCTTCCCACAGCGTGGACCTGTCCAACATCGTGGGCGCCAGCGGCGACCTGTATGATGCCCTGCTGGGCGAGAATGGCGTCCTGAGCTTGATTGAAGCCGATGGCTTCGAGGCCTCCGGACACATTGGAACCCTGTCGATGAAGAGCAAGTTGCGTGGCCTGCGTGGCTCTGACGACCACCCGATTTTCAAGTCGGAATTCGCTCAGGGCGGCGCCCAGGCCATGACTCAGTTTACTCTGGACGGCGCGCCCATCTACTTCCCGAAGAACGGCTGCCTGACTCCCGCCAGCAACCTGTTGATTTCCGGCGATTTCAAGCAACTCGTGTATTCGTTCCGCCGCGAGATGACCTTCAAGCTTCTCGACCAGGCTGTGATCACCGATGGCTCCGGCGCGGTAATCTACAACCTGGCCCAGCAAGAAATGAAGGCCCTCCGCTGCACGATGCGATGGGGATGGCAGTTGCCCAACCCCATCAATCGTGTCAACGCGACGGAAGCCACCCGCTACCCGTTCGCCAAGCTCGTTCCGTAAGGCAGGCTAAGAGATGGCTCTTGTTACCACAGTGGGCGGCGCGTCCTCGGATTCCTATGTTTCCCTGGCCGATGCCGACACCTACTTTGCGAGCGGGAGCCATCTCCAGTCTGCCGTCTGGGCGGCGATGAACGACACTCAGCAGGAGACTGCCTTGCGCACCGCAGCGCGTGACCTTGACCGGTTGCGCTACTTCGGGCGCAAGGCGGCCACCACGCAGGCCCTGGAATGGCCGAGAGTCTATCGAGGCCTGTGGTTTGCGGACACGATTCCAACCGCCATCAAGCAGGCTCAGATGGAGCAAGCCCTGGCCCGGTCGGCCGGCGCCTGCTGTGCGACCGCTGACCCTTGGTCGGTGATCTCAACCGAAGCGCAACTGCTTCTCAAGGGCTACTGGACAAACACCGGGTCAGTCTACGCGGGCGACCGAGAACAGCCGGGCCTCTACGATTTTGGCTCTAACCCGATGGACGGCCAGCGCGAATTGGATGACTGGGACGATGCCTAGTGGTCTGGAAGATGTGCTGCGCGAGCTAACCAGGGTGACAAAAACTGTCACAGCAGACGCCCTGGAGGGCGCCAAAGGAGTAGGCGAGGACCTGCTGGAGACAGCCAAGGAGAATTGCCCGGTCAAGACCGGCAACCTTCGCAACAGCGGATACGTCCACGTTCTCGGCTACGAGGTGACCATCGGCTTCGATGCGCCCTATGCGGCCGAAGTGCACGAAAACCTTGCGGCCCAGCACGACAGTGGCGAAGCAAAGTTTCTCGAAACGCCATTCAAGGCGCTTGATTTGCCACAGGAGGTGGCGAGGAGGGTTCAGATCTGATGGCTGACATTTCAGATTGGGTCTGCAACCTGGCGAACTTTCTCCAGTCCCAGGGAGTGGGAGGACTCAACCTTTCCATGTGGGTGGGCACCTATCCGGACGACAAGCGCGAAGGCGTGCTCATCATTCCAACCGGCGGATTCATCTCTCTCAAGGTGCCCAGCACGGCCCGCCCCACCGCTCAGATTACCTGTAGGAGCGCCAAGCATTGCACCGCCTTTGACAAGGCTACTCAGATTTACGACCTGCTAAACGAGGGCCCTCAGAGGGTCTACAACAGCGGCACCCGGGCGCTTTACAGCAAGGCCCTGCAGCCACCGTTTCAGGTCTCCAAGCGCGACAATTTCTTCAACATCGTTTGCAATTACCAGTTCTGGCTGACGTAGTCAAGCCACCGTAACCAACCAAAAGAGGCCCTTTCACCGGGGCCTTTTTTCATTTTAGAAGGAGGCTCAAAATGGCACAAGACGGCCAGATCATCACTCTCGACGTAGACGACGGCAAACTTCGGCAGATTCTCACCGACCCCGTGGGTGGACCCGCCACGTATGACGAATGGCTCGACATCTTCGGCATTTCCAACTTCTCGGTTTCCCCCGAATACACCGAGAAGGAACTGGCCGGCGACGCCACCACCATCGACCAATATTCCAAACTCAAGAAGCTCACCGGCTCCTTTCAGTGCCAGATGACCTTCGCCACCTTGGAAGTTTTGCTGGGTGCGACCGCGGCTTACACCGGCTCGAGTCCCAACGAAACCGCCACTCTGACCCTGAGCAGCTCGGACCTTCCGAACTACTTCGAGTTGGATGTGCGGTCGAATTATCGCGGCGGTTCTGACGCAACTGGCGGCGACTTCCATGTGCGCATCGCCAAGGCCAAAATGACCAAGTTCACCTACACCATGGCCTCTGAGGAATACGCCACCCTGCAAATTGACTGGGCCGGCGTGGCTCGCCTGGCGGACAACTCGTTCATGACCTTTACCGAGAACGAAACCGCCGTTACCTACACCGGAAGCCCGGATACCACCGCGCCCACCGTCTCTAGCACCACCCCCACGGATGGCGCTACCGGCCAGAGCGCAACGGTCAACATCGTGTTCAACTTCTCCAAGGACGTCGTTTTCGACGAAGGCAACTACGCCATCACCAAGGCCGACGGCACCAGCGTGGCCTTCGCTGCGACCAAGACCGATTCCGACACGGTAACCCTCAATCCCACTCCGAGCCTCGACAGCGCGGGCGTTTACATCGCCATCGCGACCGGTGTTCGCGACATGTCCGGCAACATGCTGGCCGCTCCCCACGTGATTAACTTCACGATCGCCTAATGAGAGAAGCGCCGAACATGCGCTTCCCTCTGCTGGATGGGGTCCCGTGGAAGTTTCAACACGACCACGGGGCCCTGTGGGAAATCACCCAGCACGCGGGAGCAAGCGACCCTATCGAATTCTTTCTGGAAGCCCACCGAAATAACTGGACCACGGCCTATATGTGGGAACTGGCCTGGGCCTTTAGTTGGCGCCAGCGCCAGGACTATGCGGACATGTCCTGGGTGAAATTCCTCAGCCTGCTTCCTGTCGGGGAAGAATGGTGGAGCCTGCAACTCAAGCTCATCAAGCTTGTTTGGGACGGGATGCCTAAGGCGCCCAGCCAGCAAGAGTCTGCGGTGGCCAGTGCAATCGCGGCCAAAAACCCTCCAGTGCCCCAGTCCGATGGGATTGGGGCGACCGAATCTACACCGGCACCGTAATTTTCCGCCGAAGCGATTCGGAATTCTGGGCCATGAGCCCGGACCATTTCGCCCGGCTCTGTCGCGCCCACATGGTGCGCAACTACTCAGGCCCGCCGATTCTTTTTGGCGAGGCCGCAAGAAACGCTCTGAGAGGACTCTGCGGTGGCGGCAAGCATCGGAACAATCGTGGCCAAGCTGGGCCTGGACCCCTCTCAGCTTCTGGCCGGCGTAAACCAGGCTAGGTCTGCCCTCTCGTCTGCGGCCCGGAATATGGGTGACCTGGAGGCGGCCACGGCCAGTGCCTTCCGGACCATCCAGGCCTCCGACATCGGCAAAGGCATCCGCCAACTGGCCGAGGATTGCGCAGCAGCTGCTGAGCGAGCCGACGACCTGCGAGACGGACTGAATGGAGCCTTTCGCGACACGGCCCCAGGAGTAGCCTCATTTATCGAATCCTTGGGCACAGCTAAGGGAGTCCTGAATGATGCCGACCTGGCCCAGGCCGCCAAGACCCTGCAAAACTTCGGCACCTACTCCGAGGAAAACCTGACCAAGATCGCAGACGCGGCGGCGGCCACTGGGAAGCCTGTGGCCAGCCTTGCAGAGGCTTTCGGGCGCTTCCAGAAGCTAGGTGACGCCAAAAGCATCAAGGCCCTGCAAAAGGCCTTTGGTGCGTCTGCAGAGGACCTTCAGAACTTTGGCGCCGTGCTCGACAAGGACAGCCAGATTCTGGCCGACACCCAGCCGCGCATCGACGCCGCCCGGGAGGCTCTGGAGAAGTTTTCGCAGACCAAGTTCGGCGGCGCCCTGGATGCCGTTTCGGATGACTCCGCGAAGCTCAAGGGCGAACTGGAACTCCTCAAGCGCGAGGTTGGCGCCAGCACCTTTGCCCTGAAAGAGAACCTGGACAGCGCACTTCTGCCCTTTGTGCAGGGCCTGCGTGAGGCCAGTCCTGAGGTGAAAGGCTTTGTCGGCGTCACGGCAGAGATTGCCTCTGGTGCCGGCTCGGCCGTGCCCCAGATTATCGCCATGGCCTCCCAGTTGAAGATTCTGGGCGTGACCATCTCGGCCGCTGCTGCCAGCACGGTTCTCCTGGTGGGCATCCTGGCCTCGGCTGCGATTGGACTCGGGCTCTACACCAACCAGCTTGAAAAAACCAACAAGGCTGAGGAAGACTTTCTCCAAGCCCAGGAAAAGGCCGCCCGCGCCCTGCGCGACAACAAAAACCTGCTGGGCCTGAGCGCCGAGCAACTCAAAGCCATGGGCAAAAGCAGCAAGGACCTGATTCCGGTCTTTGCCGGCCTTCAGGACCAACTGCGCGCCTCTCGGGACGTGGACCCGAATTCGGCCAAGACCAAGAGCCTGGAGAAGCAGGTTCGAGAACTTTCGAAAGTTAAGAACGAACTGGCCAAGCTTGAGGAGGCCACCCGCAAGCCGGAGGCAGCCAAAACCGGGCGCGTGGAACTGTCGGTCAAAGACCAACAGGCGGCTGATGAGCGGGCCCGCAAAGAGAAAAAGGCCAAGGACGAAAAGGACGCTCGGGACAAAAAGACGGCCGCCGAGAACGCCCGCAAAGAATCCCTGGACATCGCCCTGGATGAAATCAAGCGCAAGGCAGCGGCCCGCGAGATTGACAAGAGCCAGGAAATCGCAGCCCTGCAGGAGGTGCTGGCGCGCAAGATTGCCACGGCATCGGAAGAGCGCGACATTCAGCAGCAGATTGCGAACCTGACCGGCCAGATTTTTGACAAGCAGGCTGCCGACCAGAAGGCCAGGTCTGACCAGGCCAAACAAAAAGCCAAGTCTGACGCGGAGCAAATCCGCCAGGTTAAAAAGGCCGGGCTGGATCAGCAAATCAAAGACGTGGAAATTGCGCTCAAGCAGTTGGACGAGGAAGAGAAGCGCGGCGCCGATGTGACCATTAAGCGCCAGGCGGAGCTCGCCAAAAAAGTCGCAGCCGAGAAGGCCAAGATTGACCTGCAGGCCGAGGCCGACAAGGCCAAAACCACGAGCGGCGACGTAAAAGCGCAAATCACCAAGCAGGCCCGAGGCGACAAAAACACCGTTGACAAAGAGGCCGCTGCCGAAGCCGACAAGATTTCCAAAGACCGCAAGGATGCGGAGCTTAGCGACCGCAAGGAAGAACTCGACTTTAACCTGGAAATCCAGCAGAAGAAGATTGACTCCCTGAAGCAACTGGCGGAAGCTGGCGCGGTTTCCAGTCAGCAAGTGAAGTCCGCGCTAGAAGAGCAACTTGCAATCCAGTTGCAGTTGATTGAGGCGCAGAGGCAGCAGGCCCTGGCCGCCACCAGCGACCCGACGAAGATTGCCCAGGCCAACAAGCGGGCCGAGATTCAAATAGCGGAAGCCAAGGCAGCGACACGCCGAGAGATTGAGGCCACCACGGGCGCCCTGAAGGCCCAGCAAGAGCAGCAGCGCAGCGCGACCTCCCTAGACCTGGGCGGAAATCAGCAAAGCCTGGAAGAGTTCTTTAAGAGCCAGCAGGGCTTCCTTGACCTGACCAAGACCCAGACCGGGCAGCCCAAAGACGTCAAGTCGGTCGCCGAGCAGCAGCAGTTGCTGCAACTCCTGCAGGGCCAGGCTCCCCTCTCCCAGTCCCTGGAGCAAGCCCGCCAAGGCCTTCCGGCCCCAGGCAAAGATGGCTCGTTTGGCAGCCCTGGCCAAGCGCAAGGCCAAGCGGGCCCGCAATCCATTCAGTCCACCACCAATTACAACAGCGTCAACGGCACCAGTATTGACGACCCGGCCCTTGGTCGCAAGATTGAGGAAATTGTCCAAAAGGTCGTTAAGACCGATAACTTCAAGCGGGGGAACGGCTAATGGCAGACACAGTCTGGCAAATGCTCGATTCCGTTTCGGTCTCGAAAAACGTGGACGTGAAATGGGGCGCGCGCACAAGCACCGCCTATGGCAACCGCTATGTCTACGACCAGACCGGGCCCACCATCACGCGGACCTTTCGGGGCGAACTGATTTCACTGGCCGAGGCGGAAGCTCTGATTACGGCCGCTAACACCCCGTTTTCCGAGTCTGGCTCAGAGGTGACCCTGCGGGTCCATGGCGTGGACTGGACGGGCAAAGTGCAGGCTCTGGACCTGCAGCGGGAACTGGGCCTGGCCTACTATTCCGGCACCGTCACCCTTTGGGATGCGACCAATTCATGAGCGACTATACTCCAAACCCAACGGCAGTTCTGTCGCGAAACGGAACCGACCTTCCGGATGCCGTCGTGCAAAGCGTGTCCTGGGAGGTGGACGAAGGCTGGAGTTTCTCTGCCACCCTGCAGGGCGACGACATCGACCCGTTCGAGGCAGACAGCACGGTTTATGCCGTAGCGTTTACGGATGGGCTCGGGCACAGTCAGTCTACCCCAGACATGACCGTGGCTCAATACGGTTACTCCGACATCTACGACCAGAGCAGCCCGGACACAACCGCGCTTCAGGGCACGGACGTGGCCATGTTCAAGCTGCGCACGGCAAACCAGTCCTTCCCCAGTTGGGCACAGTCGGATGCCGAGACCATTATTGGCGAGGTTGCGACCCGGGTCGGAATCACCATCACGGGCGTGCCTGATGACATTTACGTCATCGAAGAGGACATCAAGAACGCCAAACTCTCGGATGCTCTCGGAAGATTCCTGGACATTTCCGCGCATGAGTTTGCGGTGACCGACACCGGCACGATCGCCTGTCGGGCCTGGGAGGATTCGGCCGGTTACCTGTCTTTCGACTGGAGCACGCTCACTCACAACGTAGACAAGCGCAACCTTTTCACGGGCATCCGCCTGGGCAAGGAGAGCTCGCAACCGGCCAGCGGGGAGCAAGTCTATACCTTCGATTCAGTGGGCATCAAGAATCAGGCCCTGAGCCCATCCATTACGTTTGCATCCGGTGCCGTGGAGACAGTCTCGGCAGATGGCTACCTGCTCTGGATTACCTTCTTCAACGAAGCCGACGAGTATGTGGCCTATCAGGATTTCACTCTCGGCGACTATCCAGAGGAGGACATCGTTGACCCGAGCGGGACCGGCCCGGCGGTTCGCTTCACTTGCCAGGTGGCGATTTCCGGACCCGGCCAGGTGGCGGCCCGTGTGCGCATCAATGGCACCCCGCCCGAAACGCACCCGGAGGGCATCGACGTTGAGTTTCTGACTCCGGCCGTCAATACGTCAGGGTCCAACGGCGAGGATACGAGCCTGGGCTCCTGGCCCTACGAGTCCGACTTTATCGACCAGCTGTTCCCGAGCCAGACCTATGCGGAGGCTCGGCAGCCTTACATCCTGAGCAGACTCAACGCGGATGCCGACACCATCACCATGACCGGCCCGCTTCAGTGTGGCTCAGGGGTGCAGTTGTTCCTGCGCTTCACCTACAAGACCCGAGTCTACAAGGTCAAGGGCATCACCTGGGATTTTTCCAGCAACACCACCAGCATCAATTTGGTGCGATTGGAAACGGAAACTCTATCATGAAAAACCCGCGCATTACAAAGCCCGCCATCGAGGTTGGTTTTCAATCCGGCGACCGGCAAGCGACTGTCAATGGACAAGCCTGGGACAGCACCAACAGGGTGGCCGGCGCACAGTATACCGCCAATGCATCCGTGATCATGGTGCGGACTGGCCGGAAACTGGTGGGGGTTGGCTCCGGGGGAATCTACCCGGCCCGCACCACTACCTAGATGCGCAAACGACTCCAGGGGCGCGCCCGACAGGAGGGAGTCTATCCGGTCATCATGACCGGGCCCGACTCGTTCATCCTTCACGGCCAGGAATACACCGGCAAGCCCTCTATCGCTGGCCGTCTGGGAGAGGACGACCGGGCCTTCGTGGCCTTTCGCGGCATCGGCCGGCGCCTGCCTGTCATCTTCGCCAAAGCGACCCAGGGAAGCGACCAGAGAAACTCTCCCTTTGCGTCGATTCTTTACGGGCTCTGGGACTGCCCCGAGGGTGGGCCTTGGATAGCGTGGGGAGCCAGTGCTGCCCAACCGGCCATTGATTGGGATGGATCGGAAACTCTCAGCCAATCTATCGACCGTATCCTTTCGGGGGGCGGGACATTCGAATACGCCAACCAGAAGACGCGGACCGAGCCGACTGGCCTGGTTCGCTATACGATCGGCGAGAACGAGTTCTTCGCGGCCGTCTGGGGGAAATACCTGACCAACGGCGCCACTGCCGGCAGCCTTGTGTTCAGGGTGCGCAATCTGACCACTAGCAGCTGGCTCGCTTCCGCGCTCGTGCTGAGTCCGGACATTGGGAGAATCGAAGGACCCGCCGGTTTCCTGCCCAACCGCCGAGAGGGCCAACTTTTTCATACGCAAAACGAGGCCGGCGCGCATTTCATGTTCCTGGTCTTCCCGGGTTCGGCATTTACAAGCCGCAACAAAGGACGTCAATTCTGGGTGTTTCCGCCGGATGCTCCCGGCAGCGCCTACACCTACACCTTCACCACAGACAACATTTTGGACCGGCCGGTGGAGGACCCGGAGGCGGACCCGATTCCAGATCCAGAGACGGGCAAGATTTATAACCCGATCGAGCGCAGCGGCTCCATCGCGGTGGCCAACATGTGCCTGCTGGAGTGCTACTGGACAGCCTGGCAGGCGGCCGACGAAGACCTGGTTTCGACTGACATGCAGTCCACGGATCGAGCTGTGATGCACCTGTATAAAATCGACGGGGCGACCGGCGGGGTTACCAGCTACAACAAGAGTCTTCGGGCTGCTTTAGTAGATGCGTTCTCAGGTGGTGATGACCTGGACAAGATCAGTAGCTGCGGAATTTTTGACGCAAACGAGGTGCTGTATAAGTTCGAGGGAGACGATGGGATCAGCACCGTTGCGGCCGGTTACCAGCGCCAAATGATTCCGAGTCGCTGGCCGTTCCATCCTACGCGCAACAGCTTCATGTTTGACGTGGCCGTTCAGTTAAAAACCAGCGGGGACGCACGGGTGCCACGGGCGCTGACCGGAGAAATCAAACTGAGCGACGGGAGCCTTGCCTTGCTGGGCACTCCGCGTCAACCCAACGCCACGATCGAGGAGCCATACACGGGCTTCATTGACGCTCAGATGGCCCTGCTCGAGGCAGATCTTCCTGCCTATGACTATGGTGGAGAATACATTCTGGAGAGCGCCGACACGGGCGTTCCAATTATGTTCCTCTCTTACGAGACCGAGTCTTGCGACTACTACCCGCGCACAGATCCGGAGCATACCCCTCCAGTTAATTGGCAGTATGGCCGCTTTCGAGGGGCAGTGCAGGAGCAGTTTTGGGTGGGGCTCAACGCCACCCAGGCCGCAACGGTGGCGGCGACTCCGGTTGAGGGAAGCATCCTCTTTTTTCCTCTGCCTTCGATCGGGACACAAACACCGAGCGAAGACAACCAGGGTGAAAACTCGGGGTTCGTTCCCGCCGGCATTATTGACGATGGAAAGAAGTATTCGTTCGAAGCGCGTCCGCAGCGTTATGTTGCATCCCTAGAGCCCATCGCAAACGCAGAGTATGACGGTCCGGTCGAGTATCCGAACGGCATCGAAGAAACTAACTCTTGGCCAACTTGGGACGATTGGGATCCCGGCGTGACTCCGAACGAACGATACGAGGCTTGTTTTCAGGGCATCGGGGAGCTTCCGACCAAATACCACACGTCGATTGCAATCGAAGCCCACTACGATCAGATCAGTTTTTACTATCGGTCGTTCCTGATCGTTCACGATGGCAGCACTGCGACAGAAGTCGATGTGACGTGCCGCATCAAGCTCTCAGATTTCCGCTTCGACTCATACGGGCTGTTTGCCAACATCTTCCAGTGGGCCATCAAGGGCGGTATCTTGTTCATTCTCCGGCTCTGGCCGGGCGGGTGGACGGATTCCACCAGTTACGCTGACGAGGCGGCGGCCACGGCCAAACTGGAACCACATCTGGAACTTCGGGACGTGACCGATTTGGACACCGTCCTGGCCCGGCAGCGGCTGCGGCCGGCGGCTGACACGGGCGTGGCGTGGAACCCGGTGCTGAACTACGCGCCCCACATGCTCACGGGCGTGGGTGGCGATGGCAAGCCCTGGGCCCACGTCTGGCACGAGTGGAAGGCCAGTGGTGACACCCATCCGCGGCATGCGGTCACCCAGGCCATCTGGGGCGGCGAGGATGGCCTGGCCGTGAGTGAAGATGTATCCAGTTCGGCCGAGCGCCCTACTGGGCGCCCCTCTCTTCCTGAGTCTTATGTCTCGATGGCGGTTGACAGCTCCGTGTATTGGATCGATGACTGCCAGAGTATCAAAGTCAAATCTATCTAGGGAGGCCAAGCTATCGCTACGAAATCGACGGGGCGGCAACGGTGCTTGATGCGGGCGCCTACGCCGGGGCCGAGTGGGCCATCGTCGCGCTATCTCAGCGCGATCGCACAACCGGGTCGCCAGTCCTGAAAGTTATCACAGTCCAGGGCGTAGCCGACCTGAGCACGGCGCCCACGGTCACGACCTATGACGCGGAACTTGAGGCCGCTTTCTCAGTGGCCATCGGCAGCGGCCATCTCTACAAAATCGTCTACGAGTCCGGAGCCTGGAAGATCCAGCAAATTTAGGAGGGCACTTGAGTTACACAAGGACCATCACGAGCAATGGGAACAGCATCTCCCAAGAGGGAGGGCAAAGCTTTAATCAGCAACTCGACGACCTCCAGGAGCAGATTGAAGAGGGCGGCGGAGGCTCTATCACCGACCTGGGCACCAGCAGCGGCACCGCCAACGCCCTGGCCGGCGCCAGCCTGGTAGATACGGCTACCACCTTCACGGCTGGGCGCCTGTATCGCATCCGCACCAACGCGGCCAATAGTGGAGCGGCGACCTGCTCCATCAATGGCGGCACCGGGGTGGCCATGAAAAAGAGCCCTTCCTCGGCCGCTCTCGCAAGTGGTGATATTGCCGACGCTACCGAGCTACTGCTCTACTATGACGGCACTAACCTGCAGGTGCTGTCCGGGATGACTGTCAGTGCTGATGAGAT